AACAACCGTCTGGCCAACTTTAAAGTTGGTGATGTCGTTAGACTCAAGCAAAGTAACAGCGGTTGTTGCTGCTTCGGCTGGTTCAGCCGTTACTTGACCGATCCAGCCAGTACCATCACGGTACATAGCGATGGCAAGAGACCGGGTCAACGAGCGGATAGCTCCGTCGATTTCAGTCGTAGCAGCTTCCATGAACGCGTTAGCGTTGCCCTTGGATGCTTCGAGAGTTTCGTTGTCGATCGTTGCAACGGCGTAATCCTTGACGCGGGTCAAGACGAAGTCGTCGATCGAAGAGGCGCTAGAGCCGCCAAGAGTTTGGGCGGTGCTGAAAGTAGCAGACCGACCTTGTGGGTTACCGTAGAGGATGGGGACAGGCAGATTCTTACCACCGAAGTTTTCCATCTTGCTAACGAGAGCGAAGAGTGGGTTGTCCGAGTAGGTCATGTTCATAACTGCGTCGTCGGTATAATGGGCTTTGAGGGCCGCATCAAAACTCGTCATGTCTAAAGCCATAAATTTTCCTTAATTCCATTTGATTAGTTGGGCTGCATTCTTCAGAGATTCTTCTGGAGTCATGCGCCGCTGTGTTGACTGCACTGGATTGGCTGTACTGTTCCCTGTGAGTGTGGGAGATGGCTGTTTCCCTGACTCTTGGCGTTGTTGGAATAGTGAACCAATCTTCTTTGTTTTTGTACCCTTGAGTTGTTCGGTGTACAAATAGTTTTCTACATCGTCGCACGCTTCTTTCAACGAGAGTTCAACCTGGTGTTCTTGATAGTGCTCGACCATGTAATTCCACACCATCTCCGTCGCGCTATAGGCAGATATTAGCTCATATGAATCTGCACCTTCTGCGACGAAGGATGATATACCTTGTTTAAAATCAGCTTCGAGAGCCGCCTGTTCCTTGTCAATTCTCTCCTGCTTCATTGCATCCAATTCAGCTCGCATTACAGCGACTGGATCTTCGGGTTTTGCTGGAGCAGGGTTCTTGATCGTCCACTCGTCTTCAGAGGCACCTACGTATTCCCGAACCTTGGCCCTATCGCTCTTCCAAAGAGCGGCCAATTCTGCCTTAGAGATCATCCCAGCTTTTTCAGCCTTAAAGGCTGCAGCTTGCTGTTGGATCTCCCGCTCACGCTTCGATATCGCAGCTAGGCGGGTATCAAAGGACGTGTCTGGGGTAGGTGCTGCGGGGGCTTCTGATGCGACGACTGGGGCTACTACTGGGGCGGCTTCTGTGCTCATTCTAACTCCTAATTATTGAGGCACGTTTGGTAGCAAAGGGGACTGTTCTGGGGCCATCGGAGCAGCTAGAGGGGCTGCATCAATTGTCGTTGGCTCAGGAGAAGGTAACATCGACTTAATCGTCTCCCTCCACCGGGTCAACAATTCGATATTCTCTTCAGGCACCTTATCTAACCTAGCTTGTATGAGTCTGTGTTGTGAGGTAGTCAGGGCTTCTTGTAGATCCATTTCTGGTTCTGGGGATGCCCACTCACCGCGATCCAAGATACCCTCAACCATTTTATCGGTCAATTCGGTACTTGAAAGTTCTTGTTTCATTGCGGCTTCCACATCAGGGAAGTCAAGCAGCTTGCGTCCAAGTTCTTTCGACAACCAACCAGCTTGAACCAGTTCTTGAACCTTCTGGAGACGTCCAGCGGGGGTTGTAGGGAGGATGTTGGCGGCGAAGCATCGTAATACGTAGGCGTCTTCTTCAAGGTTCACTTCAGACCATTTAATAGTCTCCATGAATGACTTGTTGGCAACTTTGACCTTGCCTTTGATACCCATTTCGACCATGTCACGGGTCAGGTCTACAATAATTTTGGTAGCCTCTAGGAAGAACTCTTCCCATCGCTGTCCAACCACTTGGAACCGCTCCGACTCAATATCCTGAAACTCTCTAAGTGCGACAGCTGACTCAAGCCCGGCTGGTTTTTGAGCGTTTGCAGAAAGTTGGCTAATTCCTGTCTGTTCATAAGCCGACTTGATGAGCCAACGGAGATGCTCGTAGATCTCAGAAGACATTGCGGCTGGTGTAAAAAATTCGGGCTTTGTACCATTGTATTTAACCACTGCCCCGATTTCGTTATTGATATGGGACGCAGTAACATTTGAACCGTTTTGGACCCACACGCGGGGCACTGCAACAAGGTGCATGGCAAGTTGTATGTTTCGAAGTAATTTACTAATCTCGAGCTGAGTTCCATACAGTTCTTCGGCAAGGCCCATACCCCAGAATCCGGCCACACGAGAAGACCAGGACCAGAATACGAACGGGAACCACGCCTTTGTATATTCTTCAGAAAAGAGAGTAACATTTTCCAGACAGATACTATGCTTGCCATCAGTAGCCTCTTTGGAGGAGGGTAAATGCCAGCTCTCGACGACCCTAACAAGGTCGGGAGTACCCGCTGATTTAGATACAGATGCGAAGGCTAGAGGTGCCTCGTAGATGGCTTCTTTATGCTTAGGGAACATCTCTGATAGGACGTCTCGACTAAGGTATTTCTTCTGGTGAAGCTGGCGGGGCTTGCCATAAATAGCCTCACCATCATCCACAATAATCTCATCCGGGAGGACTCGTTCGCACGCCACTGTGCCCGCGTCCTTGTCGATGTATATCTTCAGAGCGCCGGTACCAAAGATACAACCGTCTCTGAATACTGCAGCCGCTTTCGCGTACAACTGCATAATATCAAACTGCCCGTCCATATATTGGGTCAGTTTCTTAGCCTTAGATTGTTGTTTATAGTTACCGTTTTCGGTAAGGAATAGGGGCCTAGGCTTGGTTTTACCAATCTTAGATGTGGCTGTATCCACGCAGGACTTGACTACGTTTACTGCGGGGGTATCTTTGAGACCAGATTGACCGATACCAGCTTGTGACACGCCTGAAAAGAACCCTGCCGGAGCCTGGTTCTGATATAGGCGGGCGAACTGGAGCCATTGAAGGCGGCGCGGGCCCTGGTCTTGTTCTAGAGATCTCAGGTACCCGAAGATGTGCTGGTAAATCTCTTGTGATTTCTCCGTCCACCAGCGGGGGTTAGCGTTAGCCAGGTTTTGGGCCGACTTGTTGTAATGTATAACAGGGATATCGGCCATTTAATACCTCAAAGTTTTAGTGTTTCAGCATAAAGCCGTGCATCTAGCTCAGCGGGCGTTAGTTCCGCATACTGGGGGGTATCACCAAGGGGTTTAATCTCGGGCTGGGACGCAGTATATGCAAAGTCAATATCTAGGCTGCCGAAGGATATTTGGGAGGCCCCACGGCTGCGTAAGGCGTCTATAAATTCAAGAACCACTGCTTGGTTATTTAAAAGGAACTCCATGACTCTGAACTCTCTTTCTCTTGTTGTTGTTCAAGTGCTTGTGTATCCCACCAGAGATCAACCACTCCCTCGGTTGTTAGCTCTGGGGGCTTAGGTCGGGCTACGTAATTGTAACTCCAGCGCCACATGTAAAGGGCTGCATCTGCAGCATGGTTCTCACAACCAGAATGCTCGATCCAGTTCCCGCCCTTGCGCTGCTTGTCATCCCAGATCAAAAGTGCCCACTCTTCAGTGAGCGCCTCGCAGCTAGGTAAGACAACAACCTTTCCAGTTCGGAGGTCGGTATTCATAAGTTCTATAAAATCGCGTTTATGTGTTTTTTCTGTCGATATAAGAGGAAGAGAGTACCGTTGTTTCATCTCCTCCACTGCTTGCTTAGCCGCCCCATCCACTACTACTGTACCGACCTGATATCTGTCGAGGTAGAATTGAATTTTCATGGCAACATCAGACAAGAGCATTTTAGACTCTTTGAACACCGAAACTATAAATAGGCGAGGGTCGTAGAATGAGTAGGCTCCCAGGACGAATGCTGTCGCATCCTCATACCCCAAGTCCACCCCTAGCACGTAATGGTATACATGATCTAGGGGCAGACTCGCAGCGTTATTCACCTCTGCGGAATATTTATACACCAACGCGGAAAGATCGACGTACCACTCTCCCAGATAATGCTGGCGGAAACGAGGAGTAGATTCAATACCGGGTTGATGTAATTTTAAGAAATCCATTTCCTCTTTCCATTGCTCAGCAATGTGAGGATTGTCGTAGGCTGTCCAGGAGTGGGTAGACCACCCGCCTTCCTTGCCTGTAGTGAT